TAATATTCCATGAGGTAGCCCTCCCTAATGAAAAGGACGGTGCCTCAATATAGGACTTTTCCAAAACGAGAGTCAAATTTGCCGCACCCTCAGAAAATTTGAGGAACCGGCATCCTGAAAGAGGAATGAATTTAACGTCGGCTGAAATTGCCGACCACGAGATGACAGACCGGCCACTCGGTCTTTTTCAAATCATAGTCCTTAGCCGGCTTGTGTTGATGTACCCGCCAATTGCGATCATTGGAACGCACCAGTTGCCGCATCAGCACAGCGGTGCCGGTCTCTTGTTTTGACTGGAACAAACAGGTGTCCCCATCACGCGCAGGCAAGTGCGGATGCACCAAAGCGGTCGACCCGCTTTTGGCCTCGGGGCTCATGGCATCGTCGGGGATGATTAAACCGTAGGCACCATCGACATGCACTAAAAAATTCGGCCGCGCGATGCGGTCGATCGGTTTTACACTCATGATCATCGCTCCTCCAGCAACTTGAGTTGTTGCAAACACAGGGAGGTCTTGCGTCATTTCACTTATAGGAAAAAACCTCGGCGAGTCCAGCGGTATTTGTTTGCCGCTAGTCACTGAGATGGCAGACGGCGCCTGCGAATGCAGGCGATCTCCATTTTTGATGTAAGGCCGTGATGTGAGCGGTATCGACTTGCCGCGTAATTGATTTTCATCGATGCCGAGCAACTCGGCGAGCTTCAATCGTTCCTTCTCATGCAATTCTTCCGGCACGCCTCTGCGCAAAAACTGCTGCAGATAGCTGGCGTTGCGGCCGATTTTCAGCAAGGCCTCGCTCATGCTGAGCCGCGCCTCTTCCAATTGTTTTTTGATCAGCTCGCGCACGATGTCCATTCCTCTATCCTAGGACATCTCCTAACGCAATGGCACGAAGGAATTGACCTTGATTAAAACAGGACTTTTCCTTAATGTGGTGGATAATGGACACCACACCCACAGCGGCACTGCTTGCCGACATCGAGAAATTCCTGAAAAAAACAGGAATGGCTCCAAGCGCGTTCGGCGGACAGGCAGTGGGCGACCCTAGTCTGATCAACAATCTGCGCGACGGCCGCGAACTTCGCTACCGGACCACTCTCAAGGTCCGTGATTTCATGATCAATCACACGACCAATCGGCAGCGGCAGTCCGCTTAGTCCCGGCGGCTGTTGTCTCGCGATGGAGGCGCTTTCCCATGACAGCGCAATCGGATCATTTTGCCCGGGGCTCTGCGGTTGCACCCCCTGTACCCGCGGATGCGGAGGGTGCCGCACTGTCCTCCCCGGACCAGCGTGGCATCCGACGCATCCAAGAACGGACCCCGGTCGAGCAACGTCTCATTGAATTGCACGCGCTCAAGGGCGCCGCCGAATTGTCATTCGCCGAGATCGCCTGGCGGCTGAACGACGAGTTCAACATGCAGATGAGCCGCAACGCGGTGATCGGCCGGGTTCACCGCATGCAACTGCCGGGGCGCGTCACATTCAAGCGCGGCGGCCGGCCGGTCAAAATCGCAGCCCCCAAAAAGCCGCTGGTCGTCAAGCAAAAACCCAAGCCCGCGGCGCCGGCACTACCGCGCAATCTGCCGCTGCTGAAACTCAAGCATCATGACTGCCGCTTTGCCACGGTCGGCAACGAAGCGCCGTATCTGTTCTGCGCCCAGGCGACCGTCGAGGGCAGTTCGTGGTGCGCCGTGCATTTCAAGGCCGTGCATAACGACGTGAGGCTGCTGTGAAACTGCAGCCCACCGAGCACCAGTTCCAGTCGGCGCTGTGCGAATTCCTCGACGTGCAAGCCAAGCCCGACCTGGTCTGGTTCGCGATCCCGTCCGGCGGCCACCGACACATCGCTGTTGCCAAGATGCTCAAGGCCGAGGGCGTCAAGCGCGGCATTCCCGACCTGGCGTTCCTGTTGCCCCAGGGCAAAACCGCGTGGCTCGAACTCAAGACCAGGAGCGGCCGGCTGTCGCCGTTCCAGAAGGCGTTTCGCGATCGCGCGCAAACGCTCGGCCACCAGTGGGGCATCGCCAAGGACATGACCGAAGCGCTGGTGTTCCTGAGTTGGATCGATGCATTAAAGAGGCCAGCCCGATGATTGAAACCTACGTTAGGCACAGTCCAAGTGCTTTAAATTTGTTTGCCGCATCAAGTGCAATGTTTGTCTTGGAGCGTGTGCTCGGTTTGAAACAACCTGTCGGCGTGCCAGCTCATCGAGGCACTGCGGTTGAAGACGGTGTTACATTCGGACTAGTCAATCCCGAGGCTTCACTTGTCGATTGCGTCAACACCGCTTTTCTCAAGTACGACACCCTCACCGCGCTTTCGACCGACGATCGGCGCCAGAAATACCGCGACAATATCCCCGATATGGTGGCGCAGGCACTGACTGAACTCAGGCCTTATGGCGTGCCATCTGCAACGCAGGGCTTCGTTGAATGGAAGCCAGAAGGCCTGACGTTGCCGATCGTCGGCTACTTTGATTACGAATTTGCCGATCATGGGATAATTGTTGATCTCAAAACATCCGAAAGAATGCCATCGGAAATCAAGATCCCGCACGCTCGCCAGGTGAGTTTGTATGTGACAAACACTGGCAGCAATTATCAAGGCCGGCTTGCTTACATCACACCAAAGAAAGCAGCGACCTATTGCCTTGAGAATGTATCAGAGCATCTGAAGTCATTGCATCAAATCGCATTGCGGGTCGAAAAATTCTTATCGCTGTCTGACGATCCTGAATATTTCTTGAGCATCACAGCACCTGATCTCGAACATTTTTTCTGGGGATCTCCCGCAGCGCGCCAACTCAGTTACGAACATTGGTCGATTTAGATTCTGAAATTTCCCGGCCCTCCGGGAATGGCGCGCTGCGAGCCGAATCGCAGCCTTGGTAGTGGAGAATGGTCATGGGAGTTCTGGGATTCAACACGGCACCGAAAGTGTTCGCCGATTTTCTGCCGTTCGTTAAATATCATGCGCCGGCCGGGCGGATGTTCCGGGTCGACCGGGAGCAGGTCGGCGGTGCATTCGAAAACAACGAAGTCGACATCACCAACATCTTCAAGGCGCAATTCGATTTCGAAAACCTCGAGGTGGGCTGGCTGAAGTTTGCCGCCGGCCAGGCGCCGAGCCTGGTGCTGGTGCCGTTCGGCAGCCTGTTTCCGCCGGAGCCGCAGCCGCCCAACTCGCACAAGGAGGGCGCGCGGTGGATGCTCAAGCTGTCGAAGGAGTGCGCCGACGGCACGCCGCCCATTCGCGAGATTGCCGGCAACGCCAGTTCGATGATGGCGGGCGTCGATGCGGTGATGGCGGACTATCTGGCGGAAAAAGACAAGCACGCCGGCCTGTTGCCGGTGGTGACGCTAATCAAGACCATGCCGGTCAAGACCGGGACCGCGGAGCGCGCCTCGACCAACTACCAGCCGGTGTTCCAGATTGTCGACTGGAAACCGCGCGGCGACTTGGTGTTCGTGCCGAAAGCCGGTGCTAGCCATGCGAACACCGCGCGCAGTACAGCGCCGGCCGGGAGCGGTGGTGTCCCCAACGCCGCCACCGCTCCCACCACCGGTTCGACCCGGGCCTTGGCTCCGGTTGCACCTGTTACGCAAGCACCTGCACCCAAGCAGACGGTCGCTGCCGACGATGATTTCGGCTGACGGGTTCTAGATGATCACAGCCCCAGCACCTTCATCGCCTGTTTGCCGGTCTTTCCGGTGGCGATCAGGTATCGAAGGAACTGGACGGCAGGTGGCGGCACCTCGCGTTCGCCACTCGCCCAGCGGCGGCTGGTGCGTTCGTTGGACGCCAACAGTCGCGCGGCTGCGACCAAACTCAGGTCCAGCCGCGCGAGGGCCTCGCGATATTCGTCAGGGGTCATGGGTTGATCGTCTTGCCATCCTGCGTCTCGTCAGTGAACGGGATGGCGAACCGCTTGGCATATTGCGCCGCATGTTTCCGCATTTCGAAAACGGTCTGCACCTTGACGTTCACGCCGTTCTGGTACGGGACGCTTTCAATGACCGTATAGCCCTTCAATGTCTCAGGAACGGAAACCTTCAGTTGAAGGTGCGTGGCGGTCTTTTCCAGCGTGATCTTGGTGGGGGTCATCTGTCTCTCCATCAGCGGGCAGGATTGCCCTTCCGATGCATCGACCATAGGGCCATTGGCCCGGGTCTGTCAACACCTGTTTGCAAAGAAAAATGACCGCCTACTACAACGAGAACGATCCCTATGCCGCGCAATGGCTCAGAAATCTCATCGCTCAAGGCCAAATTGCGGGCGGGGATGTGGATGAACGAAGCATACAGGACGTATCCCCAGATGATCTCAGACCTTATACGCAAGCCCATTTCTTCGCCGGGATCGGCGGGTGGTCCGTCGCCCTCCGACAAGCTGGATGGCCCGACACTAGACCTGTTTGGACCGGTTCCTGCCCCTGCCAGCCCTTCTCGGCCGCCGGCAAAGGCAAGGCGGGCGATGACGAACGCCACCTGTGGCCTTGCTGGTTTTCTCTCATCGCCGAGCGGCGTCCTGCAATCGTGTTTGGAGAGCAGGTTGAGGCGGCAATTGGATGGGGCTGGCTCGACGTTGTTCTCGCTGACCTGGAAGGCGCGGGGTACGCCTGCGGGGCGACCGTACTTCCAGCTTGCGGTGTCGGGGCGCCCCACATCAGATCCCGGCTTTGGTTCGTGGCCCACACCCTGCGTGGTCGAGCCGGACACCCATCCCGACAAGGTGTGGGAGCGCAAGCAGCGCCTGACGGAAAAGACCGGAGTGTACCGGGGCAACGACTGCGGCCTCGGGTCGAAGGCGCAACTGGCCTCGTGGCCGACGCCGATGGCGGGCTCGCCGGCCACCGACAGCTACAACGAGGCCGGCAACAACGACAGTAGCAGGAAGACGGTGGCGCTGGCGAGTTGGCCGACCACGCAATCGCGGGACGGCAGTCACGGCGGTGCGCAGGCCAAGCGGGCGATGGGCGAGACCCGGCACGGCTCGAACCTGGACGACTTTGTGAAACTGACGGAGACAGCATCATGGGCGACAGCACCAACCCAGCAGGATCAGGCCAGGAGTGGCGACGCCCCGGGCTGTTCGACGGCGAGCATGGCGCCGTGGCCGACGCCAGTAGCGTCACTCTCCCCGCCAGCGGCGTGGAAGGAAGAAGTGGTGTGGTGGAAGCAGAGCCGTGCAGCACGCAACATCGAGGCACTGGCATCATGGGCGACGCCATCAACGCGGGACCACAAGGACACCTCGGACCCGGCGACATGGAACTGCACCGAGGACCGGGAGCGGCGCGACCAGTTGCCGAGGCAGACCTATCTGGTTTCTGGTCCGACCTCGAGTGGCTCGCCTGCTCAGACGGCAAAGCGCGGCCAACTCAACCCGGACTTTTCCCGCTGGCTCATGGGCTACGGAACAGAGCATCTCAGTTGCGCGCCTACGGCAACGCCATCGTCCCTCAGGTCGCGGCGCAATTCATCGAAGCCGTCATGGAAGTAATCGACAACGAATGACCGAACAGGCCCCGGTGCATGTGCTGTTCGAGCCCGACGCCCGCGCCATGCGCGAGCATCTCGAGCACCTGTTCGGCGGCTTCCTCGACGGCTTCCACGACGGCCTGATCGAACTGGCGTGGACCGACACCACGCCGACCGACGGCCGCTATGCGCTGCGCCACGCCAGCCTGTACGGCACCGATGCGATCGAGCAACTGATCGCCGAGGCCGTCCGGCTGAACCGGCAGACCATGTGCAACGTCTATGTCGGCGCGGCGCTGCGCAAGCCCGGCACCTTTCCCGGCGGACGGGCTTCCGCCGGCGACGTCCTGGCGCTGACCTGTGCCTATGCCGATCTGGACGACAAGGGTGTTGCCTCGGTGGCAAGGAAACGCTGGGGCGCCACCGCGCCGACCAAGATCGTGGTGACCGGCAAGGAGCCGCACCTGCGCGCCCAGTTGTGGTGGCGGCTCGATGAGCCGATCACCGACCAGAAACAATCCGAAACATTGCTGAAGGGCATTGCCGCCGGCATGGCCGGCGACACCACGGTATCGGATCCGCCGCGGGTGATGCGGCTGGCCGGCTCGATTGCGTGGCCGATGAAGGCCGACCGCAAGCGGCCCGAGCTGACCTATATCGCCCGTGTCGAGGCGCCCAACCAGCCGATCTATACCGCCTCGCATTTGGCGCAGGCGTTCCCGTACACGGCAACAATGGCGGGTGCGTCGCATATCGTCGTTCCCGACACTGCCCATACCCTTGACGGCATCCACCACGCCACCACCGTGCTCGGCCTTGACGGCAAGGTCGACGACGGCCGCGAGCACTACATGCTGAAGACGGCGAATGCCGTGCTGATCGAGCTGATCGGCGAGCATGGCGTGGCGCCGACCGCGCAGGAACTGTTCGACGCCGCGTGGCCGCAATACGAGCGGTCGACCGACCTGACCCGGTCCGGCCGCGGCGCCGACGAATTCGCCAAGAAGTGCGCCTACACGGTGAAGCGCTTCGCCGAAGGGCGTATCCGCGGCTGCGAGACGATCGAGGTGGTGCAGGCGCTGTACCGGCAGCGGCAAGCGGCGCGGGGGTACTATAACCCCCAGGTTATTGTACCTTCAGACCAGCAAGCAACGGCGCTGTCGACGCCGACCCGGGCCCTGATCCTAACGGCCGAACAGTTCGTCGCCGGCTTCACGCCACCGGCCTACATCATCGACGGCATCATGCAGCGCGGCTACCTGTACAGCCTCACCGCGCGCACCGGGCACGGCAAGACGGCGGTCGCCATGTATATCGCCCAGGCCATTGCCCGGGGCGAGCCGATGCACGGCCGCAAGGTCAAGCCCGGTACCGTGCTGCTGTTAGCCGGCGAGAACCCCGACGACATCCGAGCGCGGTTTCTGGTGTTGGCCGAAGCCTATGGCTTTGACGCCGAGCAACTCAAGATGCGGTTCGTTGCCGGTGTCATCGATATCGCCGCGCAGATGCCGGTCATCACCACAGCCGCTCAGGCGATCGATGACCTGATCTTGGTCATTGTCGACACCGCGGCGGCCTACTTCCTCGGCGACGAGACCAACTCCAATGCCCAGCAAGGGGCGTTCGCCAGGGTGCTGCGGCGCCTGACCATGCTGCCCGGCCTGCCGGCGGTGCTGGTCAACTGCCACCCCGTCAAAAACGCCACCCAGGACAATTTATTGCCGATGGGCGGCTCCGCCTTCACCAACGAGGTCGACGGCAACCTGACGCTATGGGCCGACGCCGAGAAACAAACCAGTCTGCATTGGCTCGGCAAGTTCCGCGGGCCTGAGTTTGATCCCATCACGTTTGAGCTCAAAATCGCGGAAAGCCCCAAAGTGCACGATGCCGAAGGTCGCTTGATGCCAAGCGTGGTCGCGGTTCCGATTGCGGAGATGACATTGGAAGCCAGTCAACAACGAGTGCAGACCGAAGGCGATACTGTGCTGAATATCCTGACGGTCGAACCGGGGGCATCGTTCAATCGCATCGCCGAGCGAGGCGGGTTCGTCAATGAAGGCCGTCCCAACAAGAGCAAGGTGCAACGTCTGATGAAAAATCTGGAGGATTTCAAGCTCGTCGAGAAGCACCGGAACAAGAGGTTCTACGTCACCGAAAAAGGGAAAAAAGAGCTCGAAAAATTGTGAAACGACGAGGGGTCAATTCTGCACGACGTATCACGTTGAAACGATGACATGAAACGCGAGCCAAAATCGGACAAGCCAATGATTACATTCATCAATCTCGTATCACTCTACGATACGGAGGTGACTAGACAACCTCCCGTATCGTATCGTTTCATTTACTATGGGGGTATGGGGGGGAAATTTCGAAACGCGAGCGGAGGGCAGGCGTGATAGCAAAGCGTGACAACTCCCACGGCACCTACATCGCCGCGAAGGCGTCAATCGATGTCGCCGATCAGGTGGCGACGGAGATGGAACTCAAATGGGGCTGCGGGAGATTGCGGTTGCTGGTGCAGGCGGAACTCACCGAACGCTTCGACCGTCAGAGATATTTATTCAATCAATCTGTCTGGCACGGCGATCTGGAGATGGTCCGCCGCGAGGCGACAAGGATGTGCGCGGCCTGGCGCAAGCTCGATCAGGCGGCAACGGAGGCCGGCGCAAAACCATTATCGCCCCAAGTCTGGGAACTCACCCTCGCCGATGGCACGGTTGCCGCGATCGTGCCCGACAACGCCCACGCCCATGCGGTAACCGCACAAGGTCGCAAGCTCGCGGTCTATACGCTCGATGAGATCGGTCGCATGCTGGACGACTATCGCGCCGTCAGTCAGGCCAAGCTGACATTCCCCGGCGCCGAGGTCACCGCGGTGCGGCGCCCGATCGGCGATCCGCTCGACGCCATCGTCGATACCCATCCCCACCTCGATGCACCGATGGACGACGATATGCCCGCATTCGGAGGCGCGTAAGCCAATGGCAAAGCGCAAGCCTATGGCGCGGCGCGAAGCGAGCGGCAAGATCAGGCGCCCACCGCAATTGCCGTCGCCGATCGAGGTGGTGCGCCTGCGTGATGCAGCGCTGGCCGGAATGCGCGATGCAGTGTGGGGCTCGGCGCTCGGGTGGCTGTTTCTGTGCGGCAAGATCAACGCTTCCGAGTTCGCCGCCGGCCGCAATTGGTTGATGCTGGCAACCCACTACGCCGCGGCGTTGCAGGCGCCACGCCAACCAGGTTCAGCCGCGCTCGAGCCGATGGGCGGCACGCCGCCCGATCCAGACAGCAATGCGGGGCAGAGGCAGGCGGATCGGGAGGCGCGAGCGATCGGCGATTACGTCGAGGCTCTGGTGGTGTTGAAACGCTATCCAGCCGCAGTTCTCAATGCGGTGCAGGCCTGCTGCGAGCATTCGTCGGTGCCTGGTGGATTGATCGAGCTCAAGTGCCTCAAGATTGGATTGAGCGCACTGGTCGAGTGCAATCGGTTGGGGCAGCGACGGTGAGTCAAGCGAAGGGAGATGTCGATGATTAAAAAGATTGAATACGAACCAAGAACGATCGAGGAAATTCTGGATAGCTTGGATGATCATTTGTACGAAATCGCCAATCATCTGGAGCGTATTGCGGAACTGGAGCGTATTGTGAAGCGTCTTGACGCGATTCGCGCGCGAGACTGGCGAAGGCCGGGCGTTTGTTCGTGTTGTCGATCTAAATCGTGAATGATGCGCCTAGGACATCTCTCATTTACATCGCGCCGCAAATCAGATCTATGTCCGATAGGCAGTGTGAAGAAATCCGCAGAAATGCGGGTTTTTTTTATGAGATGTCCTAGCGTTGCAATTTGTGCGCGTTGCTAACAATATTGTTGGATGCCGTTTCGCAAAGGCCAATCAGGCAATCCACTTGGGCGCGCGCTTGAGCGGCCGTTTCTCAATGCATTGAACGACGAGATTGCGGCGGCCGGCAACGACAACGCTGAGCTCAGAGAGATCGCGCGTAATCTGTTGCGGATGGCAAAGCTAACTGATGGCGTTACTGCGCTGCCCGCAGTCATGGCGGTTGCCGATCGATTGGATGGTAAACCAGCGCAGGAAAGCGTGGTGAACGTCGTGAAGCGCGATGCCAGCGACTGGACACGCCAAGAGTTGGTGGAGTTTCTGCGTGACGCTAGGTCATTACAGCAGACCGAACTCAAAGTGATCGAGGCAAAGCCCGTTGAGGAAAAGTCCTAGCTCGCCTATCAACTGGTATGATACCAGACGAGAATGGCGCGAAAGTCCAGCGATATCAACGCTCTGCGCTCGAAGGCGTTGGAATTGGCAACGTGCTGGCAACGAACCAACTGCACCGATGCTGGTCGGCAGCGTCAGGTGATGCTGTCACCCTGGCGCGCGGTGGGCTCAGCTTGGTTGCTGCACCGCGCGCCTTGGGTCTAATCGCCTCGTTAGAATTTCTTGAATAAAATCAAAGGCTTCATGGTCACCCTCCGGTTTATTCGACCCCCCGGGGGTATGTCCGCTTTTTTTAGGGAACCCATATTGGCCTGAGATGGGACCCACAACACCCGCGCTCACACTGCGCAGTCCTCATCCACGGCAAAGGACTAGACTGCTTCGGCCCAGCATGTTTTTATCTTGGGGGAGCCACCTGACAGCCTCCGGTGAGTTTTAATGCACCAGGCGCCTCTCTAAAGCCCGCGTTCGGGCCACGGTTTTGCAATCGGACGTCTTGAATGTTCGGGTTCAGAGAACTGGCGGTTCGGCCCAAGCCCCCGGGTTTTGCCATTACGCTTGCTGGTCAGCGGCAAGCGTTGGTGATGGTGGTGCCGGATGCGAAATATCCTGGCATGTGGCGGGTGCAGGAGCCTGACTGTCCTGTGTCTGACATGGTCAACTTCAGTCGCGCGATCGATGCTGCGAAGCACCGGGCCATGTCCATCTTGAATAAACCCGCCGAGCCGTCCGCTACGATGGCGGTGGATTGATTATTTTGTCACCCGCGTTTCACGACCCCTCGGATCGTGGATTGGCGCCGGCCCACCGCCGGCTACGTTTCCTCCCTTACGCTCGACTTAAAGCCCGCTGACCCTCGGCGGGCCTTTTTCAGGAGTTGCTCCAATGAGCCGTCACTTTCTGGCATGCGTTATACTTGCTATGTTCGCCATTTCGCCGGCACGAGCCGACATCATCGTCAGTCCGCATCTGAGCGGCACCGGCGACAACGTGATTGCCGATTCGACCAGCACCACCTCTGCGCTTGGTCATCTCAACGGAACCCATCTTGATGTGGTGGACTACACCGGGCTGACCGCCGGCTTCGTCGGCGCCGCCAACGGCAACGATATCAAGATTGATAATACCGTCGGCATCAACATCCAAGTGTTTGATCCGACCAACACTTTCGTTGTGCCGACGTTCACCCAGGTGTTCAGCCTGAAAGGCACTGGCGACATATTGATGAGCGTCGTTGCCAACGACGGCACCTTCAACTTCAACCTTGGCAACATCGATCCCAGCGCGCAGTCGGGCTTCACGGTCAGTGCGCTCAACGGTGAAAGCATCATCAGCCTGTCGCTGCTCGATGTCGGGGGCAACATCACCGATTTCGAGCACAACCGCATCGACATCGCCCCGTTGGCGGTGCCGGGTCCCATCGCCGGCGCCGGCCTGCCGGGATTGCTGGCGGGGTTATTCGGGTTGCTGGGTCTGCGCTGGCGGCGGCGTCAATGTTGAACTGCCGTGATCGAGGGCGGCGCGCAACACGGCTTCGATTGCCACGTTGAAATCCGCCGGGTTGTCGTTGATGCCATCGATCCGCCGGAGCGCGTTGCGCAGGCACTCGATTTCGTCGGCGGCCTCGACCAATAAAGGGTCGCGCTTATCGTCGTAACCACACTCACATGAATAGCATCGACCCTGACAACCACGCTCGTGGTCACTGGCGGCGTAGCTGTGCAGCCGCTCGACGATGTCGGTCATGATTACCTCCCCTAAGTGGGATGGGTCCCATCTTTCTAAGGAAAATTCCTACACTCATGCAGACAGCGCAGGCAAGTAATCAAAGCGACTGGTCGCCGAAGGCCATCGATGCCGTCAAGGTCGCGGGTGAGTTGATCCGGCGCAAGGACAGCGCCAACAGCCTGATTGCGTTTACCGAATACACCTACGCCCGATACCGCACCGCACCGCACCATCGGCTGATCGCCGAGCAGCTTGAGCGCGTCGAGCGTGGCGAGGTCGACCGGCTGATGCTACTGGTGCCGCCAAGACATGGGAAAAGTGAGTTAGCGAGCCACCGTTTCCCGGCCTGGTTCCTGGGCCGGCAGCCGGATAAGCAGTTCTTGAGCGTGTCGGCGACCGAGAGCCTCGCCACCGATTTCGGCCGGGCGGTCAGGAACACGATCGGCTCCAACGAGTACAAATGTATTTTCGAGACCACGACGCTGGCGGAGGACAGCCAGGCCCGCGGCAAGTGGCACACATCTGCCGGCGGCATCTACTACGCCCTCGGCATCGGCGGTGCCATCCTCGGCCGCGGCGGCGATGTGATCCTGATTGACGATCCGTATGCCACCATGGCCGACGCCATGTCGGAACTGACGCGAAAGTCGGTGTGGGACTGGTACACCGGAACCGCTTACAACCGGCTGATGCCGGGCGGCCGGATCATCATCATAAATCATCGGATGCACGAGGACGACCTGTGCGGCGCCCTGCTGGCGCAGCAGGCGGCGGGTGGCGACAAGTGGGAGGTGGTGGAACTTCCCGCCATACAGGCTGATGGCACTGCACTGTGGGACGACGCTTACCCGCTTGAGACCCTGGAGCGCATTCGTCGAAATACCCAACCGCGGTTCTGGTCGGCGCTCTACATGCAGAACCCGACACCGGACGAGGGCGATTATTTCAAATTGGATTGGCTGAAGCCCTATGAGTTGCCGCCGGATCGCAAGACCATGCGGATCTATGGCGGCTCCGATTATGCCGTCACCGACAACGGCGGCGACTGGACTGTTCACGCCGTCGTGGGCATTGATCCAGAGAACCGCATGTTTCTGTTGGATGTCTGGCGCAAGCAGGCGGCGAGTGACGTTTGGGTCGAGGCGTTCTGCGATCTGGTGAAGAAATGGAAGCCGCTCGGCTGGGCCGAGGAGCAGGGCCAGATCAAGTCCGGCGTCGGCCCTTGGATCGAGAAGCGGCAGCGCGAGCGCGAGGCCTATTGTTATCGGGAGCAGTTCCCGACCCGCGGCGACAAGGCCATTCGCGCCCAGTCGATCAGAGGAAGAATGGCGCTCGAGGGGCTCTATGTCCCGGAACATGCGCCATGGTTCGGCGCGTTCCGCTCGGAATTGTTGAGCTTCCCGGCCGGCAAGCATGACGACCAGGTCGACGCCATAGGACTTGTCGGCCAGTTGCTCGATCGCATGACCGCGGGCGTCCGGCCGAAGAAGCTTGACGCGCCGATCCAGTTGTCCGGCTACCGGGCGATGCGCGCGGTGGCGGCGGTCGATGAGTTCAAGTGTTACTGAAGGTGATCATGCGCGCACTTGTGCTGCTGGGCTTGCTGTTGCTGACCGGCGACGCACTGGCGCAGGTTGCGCCGGGGCCGCCGACCAAGCGCGCCTGGATCACCGAGTTCACCACCACGCGGGTCGAGGCGGCGTCCAACATCGCGACGTTGCCGAGCCTGCGCAAACAGCCGGCGGTCGATCTGCGGGACGGTCTGGTCAAATATTTCCTGCCGACCACCATTGATACTCGTTATGTCCGCATCATGTGCGAGGTGCAGTGCGCCATCAGCTCGACCGGCGCGGCATCGGTCGATGACATCGTGCTGCCGCTGCTGCACCCGGAATATTTCATGGTTGCCGGCGTGCAGACCATTTCGGTGATTTTGGCACCATGAGGATACAGATGATGCGCGTATTGGCGCTGTTGGCGTTGCTGTTGATCCCGGGTTCGGCGCAGGCGGCGCAGGCGCGGGTCTGGATCGCCGAGTTCGGCACCGCGCGGGCGACCGCCGCAGCGCCGTTCGCCAACATGCCGGCGCTGGTGACTCAGCCGGTGTTGGATATTTCGGTGACGCGGGCAAGCTCGCTGCCGTTCAGCACCCAGACCAAATACATCCGGGTGATCTGCGAGGTGAACTGTGTGATCCGCAACAGCGGCACCGTCAGCCAGAACGACATCATGCTGCCGGCGCTGCGGCCGGAATATTTCGGCGTCGCCGCCGGCACCACGCTTTCGGTGACCGCCGTGCCGCCGTGATCATCATTCTGGCATTCGACGAGGCCGACAGTGATCCAATCGACATCGCCCACATCGTCACCAAATATCAGCACGGTGCCGCCGAGCCGCAGAGACTATGGCTGGGTCAACGGCAAGCCGGGAAAGTAGGAGCTGACATGGGTAAGCGCCGTGACATGACAGTTTCGTTTGAGGACAGCAACGAGGGCAAAGTGTTTCTCGCCATGAAGCGGGGTGTTCTCGAATGGCTGAGTGAAGCCATCAAGTCGCGGCTCAATGAGGAAGAGCCCCTCAACGTGGCGGCAAATTATGTCGATGCGATCGCTGCTTTGAACGAGATTGACGAACAACAGGACGTTGAACTCGGCGAAAAAGACGACGACGCCGAGATTTAACGACAAAACATCATGGCCGATCAGGACTACGCACCGCAGCAATCCCTGCGGGGCGGCAGCTATGGGCAACGGCCTGATAAACGCGACGATGACGATGACGACGACACCGACATCGCGTTTCTGCGCCGGCAATACCAGGAATTTACCGCCGCCAAGACCGGCGAAGGCGAAGAGATGCTGCTGAGCCGCCACTATTATCATGGCGACCAGTGGACCAAGGAGGAAATTTCGGTTTTGCGGGCGCGCAAACAGCCGGTGGTCACTTCAAACCGCATCGTTCGCAAGATCGACGCGGTGGTCGGCCTGATCGAGCGCCTGCGCCAGGATCCCAAGGCGTTTGCCCGCACCCCCCAGCACGATGCCGGCGCCGAGATCGCCACTGCGGTGCTGCGTTATGTGCTCGACAGCAACGACTGGGCGTCGAAGAGCTCGCGCATCGCCCGCGGCGCCGCGATCGATGGCCTGGCCGGCATCGAATACGATCTGGTGCCCGGTGATGTCGGCGATCCGTCGCTGGAATTGCATATCACCTACGGCGACGGGTTTTTCTACGATCCGAAATCCTACGACGAGGGATTTACCGACGCGCGGTTCATGGGCGTGGCGAAATGGTGCGACAAGGAACAGGTCAAGGAGATCGTTCCGGAAAAGGCCCACCTGATTGACGATATGGCCGAGACCGGCAGCGATCTGGTCAACGTCACCGACTTCGATCGCGAGAAAAACTGGCTGCACACCACGGCAAAGAAGCTTCGCCTGATCGATCACTGGTACATCAAGGAAGGTAAGTGGCGCTGGTGTCTGTATGCCGGTAGCATCATGCTGATGCGGGGCGACAGCCCGTTCATCGATGAAAAAGGCAAGACCTTCCCGCGCTATCGGATGTTCTCTGCGGCGGTCGATCACGATGGCGATCGCTACGGCTATCCGCGCAACCTGAAATCGCCGCAGGACGAGATCAATCACCGGCGGTCGAAATCACTGCACTTGTTGAACAGTCGAAAAGTAATTTCGGAAAAGGGCGCGGTCGACGACATCGAGGTGTCGCGCCGCGAATGGGCCAAGGCCGACGGCTGGGTCGAGATCAATCCCGGCCTGAAGATGGAGGCCGACACCACCACGCTCAACGACTTCAAGGGCCAGCTCGAGCTCCTGCAGGAAGCCAAAAACGAGATCGAGAATTTCGGTCCCAACCCGGCGCTGATCGGGCAAGGGCTGGAGGACAGCAGCGGTCGCGCTATCCAGTTGCTGCAGCAGGCCGGCATCGCCGAGCTCGGGCCGTATCTCACCGCCTACAAGAATTGGAAAATTCGGGTCTATCGCGACTGCTGGAACATTGTCCAAAGACATTGGAAGGCCGAGCGCTGGGTGCGCGTCACCGACGACCAGAATGTCGCGACATTCTTCCAGGCGAATAAATTACAGATCGACCAATTCGGCCGGCCGTACATTGTCAATGACCTCGGCAGCTTGGACGTCGACATCATCATCGATGAAGGCCCCGACACCATCAACATGCAGGGCGACAGCATGCAGGTGCTGCAATCGCTCGGCCCGCAGTTCGTCCAGCAGTTCCCCGAGATCGCCATCATGCTGGCGCCGCTGCCGGCCAGTGTCAAAAAACCGATGATCGACAAGATCACGCAGCAGCAGAACAAGCCGCCGCCGCCGGATCCGAAGATGATGGCGATCCAGGCCAAGGCCCAAGGCGACGCCCAGTCGCGGCAATTGGACGCCCAGCTCGATCAGCAAAAGGCCCAGCGCGAGGCGATTGAGAAGCAGCAGGACGCGGTGCTGAAGCAGCAGCAGGCCGATCGCGACTACCAGAACCAGGTTCGCCAGCAGCAGCTCGACGCCCAGGCCAGCCATGCCGAGGCGGCGCACGAGGCGATGTGCCAGCGCATGATGGCGCAGAACGAGATGATGATCGAGCGCATGAAAGCGTCTGCCGAGATCGCCATCGCCCACATCAAGGCGCAGGCCGAAATGAAGATCGCCGCCGACGCCCACCAGCAAGAGATGGCGCAGGCCGAAGAGAGCGCCGCGACCGGCATCGAATAGTTCGGACGAGCCGCCGACACAGGCTCGACGCCAGCCCGGGCGACAAGGGGCAAACGCTTGCCACAGCGATAACAGAGCAACGCGCCGCAGCGATACGCGGGACGAAAGGGATGTACCCAATGGCTGATGATGTCACGATCACTGAAGACAGTCTGTTCGATCAGGCAATTGATCCACCGGCGCCGGAACCAACTCCTCCACCACCACCCCCGGAGCCGGAGCCACAGCCTGTACCGAAGAGCGAACCCAAACCGGACGGCAAGCCGGAGCAAGTCGACACCGCGGCAAAACCCGCTGTCGATGACGATGCGCAAATGGTGCCGTCATGGCGGCTCAAGGAGATCACCGAAGAACGCCGCGCGGCGCAAGCCGAGCGGGACGCCTTCAAACAGGAACGCGATCGTCTGGCCTACGAACAGCAGGAATTCCGGCGCCGCCTGGCGCAACTGGAAAAGCCTACTGAACCGCCGCCGGAGCCGGATCCGTTGCTCGATCCCCGCGGCTACCGCGAGTTCATGGAAAAGCGTTTCGAGGAACGCTTGGTCAATGAACGCCGGGAGTTCAGTCTTCATGC